GATATTGACGAACCATCACATCCAGTTGGTTGGAAAGATAATGTGGAGGAAGATAAACCATTGCAAAACTACGGCTCTGAAATTTTAAGCAATAAATTAGAAGACGAAGATTGCGATAGCTGTACAATATAGAAAGGAAAACTTATGGCATATTTGTGTGTCAATACACCTCATGTTGATGTGTATGTTAAGAAAGAATATCTATATGATGGCAATAAAGGACATGGTGAACTAGTAGAAGGCGTATGGGTAACAGCGAAGTCTATACAAGGCAGAGCGTTATATTTTGAAACTTATATACCAGAGTATGGTGCCTTATATGATAAATTACCTATTAGTGCCTTTGTTTGGAAAAAAGATTATGAAGGAGAAGTCCCTTTAACAGAGCTACAGTTATGGGATTGTTTTAGTTATGATATTGCAGTTATTGAAAAACAAATGTTATCTGGCAACCAATGTAAGTATTTGTCGCCAAGTAAACAATGGTATAAAGGTTGGTATATGTTTACAATAGATAATGCCAACTCAACGAATTTAGAAAGAAATGTAACTTATAGTGAAGTACCAAGTCAACATAAGTCATTTAATATATTGAAATTAGAAAATGGTTACTTTGCAGCTCAACCGAACAACAGAGTAATATTTTATGATAAGAGTTATACTCCTAGTGAGTTGAAGTTTCCAGACTTCAATGTGTCCACCAAAGAGTATAGTGTAGAATGTGAACAAAAGTGGACAGCTGGTGATGACGACAAGTTTTTTTATGATTTAGAGGAGAGAAAAGAATAATGGCAAAAAATGTATTTAACAGAGAAAAAGGACTAGATGTGACGAAACAACCAATGTTTTTTGGTGAAGACTTACAAGTCCAACAATATAGTGATATGAAGTATCCTATATTTGACAAATTAAACCAGCAACAATTAGGTTATTTCTGGAGACCTGAAGAAGTATCATTGCAAAAAGATAGAAACGACTATCTAAACTTAAATGAACAACAGAAATTTATATTTACATCTAACTTAAAGTATCAAACTATGTTAGATAGTGTACAAGGTAGAGGTCCGTGTTTGGCATTTTTACCATTTGTATCTAATCCTGAATTAGAGGGTTGTATTATTACATGGGATTTCATGGAAACAATTCATAGTAGAAGTTATACATACATTATAAAGAATTTATATTCTAATCCAAATGAAGTATTTGACACTATCATACATGATGAAAAGATTGAAGCTAGAAGTGCCTCAGTTACAAAAGCATATGATGAATTAATTGATATGGGTTATAGATGGCATTTAGATAAGTCTAAAGTTGACTTATACGAACTTAAAAAGAAAATGTATCTTGCTATGTGTACAGTAAACATATTAGAGGGTCTTAGATTCTATGTATCGTTTGCTTGTAGCTTTGCATTTGGTGAACTTAAAATGTTAGAAGGTTCTGCTAAGATTATTTCTTTTATTGCAAGAGATGAAAGTCAACACCTTGCAATGTCACAAACTATCATTAATAACTGGCATGATAGAAATGATGATAAAGATATGTTAAAGATTAGAAAAGAATGTGAGAAAGACCTATATAAAATGTATGATGACGCATTGACAGAGGAGAAAAGGTGGGCAACATATCTATTTTCCAAAGGAAGTATGATTGGTTTATCAGAAAAACTGTTACACCAGTTTGTAGAATACATGGCAAATCGAAGAATGAAAAGCATAGGCCTTACGCCACAATACGACCAAAAAACAAATCCACTTCCGTGGGTAGACCATTGGCTGAATTCAAAGGGTACACAAAATGCACCACAAGAAACAGAAATTGAATCATATGTAATTGGTGGTATTAAACAAGATGTTAAAAAAGACCAATTTAAACAATTTAAACTATAATGGCTGAGAAAAGACAAAAAAACTGTTCGTCCTGTGAAACTAAATATACCATAGTATGGGATATTGAGGAACAAGATTTAGAACCTCTAACTTGCCCATTTTGTGGATACGAGGTGGAAAATGAAGAAGACGAAGTTGAGTGGGTCAACGACAGTAACGAAGACGATAATTGGAATTGATTATAGTTTAACAAGTCCTGCTGTATGTGTCAATATAGATGGTGACGCAGGCTTGATGTTTTATTATTTAACTTCTAAAAAGAAGTATATCGGAATGATGAGTGAGGAGATTATAGGTTATGAACATAAAGAATGGAAAGACCCGATTGAAAGATTTAAATATATTTCTGACTTTGCGTTGGATATTATTTCTCCACTCCTTAACCCTATGGTATATATTGAGGGTTACTCCTTTGGTTCAAAAGGTCAAGGCATTTTTCAAATTGCCGAAAACTGTGGAATCCTCAAGTACAGATTACAAGAAGAACAAATCCCTTATGATACAGTTGTCCCGAGTGTGGTTAAAAAAGGCGCTACGGGAAAAGGAAATGCGGACAAAGAAATGATGTATAACGCATTTGTAGCTGAAACAAACATTGATGTGAAATCAATACTAGAAACAGATAAAGTTGGTAATCCTGTTTCTGATATTGCAGATAGTTATTTTATACAAAAGGTTGGTTATGAGAATAGTATTAAAGGCAAATAAAAAACCTGATAATTTATTTGACGATTTCCAAGAATTTGATTTAGACGAACTTATCTTAATGCCAACCAATGAGTGGTTGAAAAATAGAATGAATGAGTTTAATTATTGGGAAAGTTTTGAAAAACATGGTATGATTTACCCTATAACAGTATCGCCTCATACGGAAGAATGGGTACAAGAAAGATTAAAAAGAGGCAAAACTCCCCAACATTTATACGCTAATGGTGAAGTAAGACCTGGTTTATATGTTCAAACTGGACATAAAAGAGTTTATTGGGCTAGAGAAAAAGGTTACACACATATTGAGGGTTATTATGTAACTGATAGAGAAGATAAAGCAAAGATTAGAAATAGACTACATATACCTCACACAGAGATACCAAGATGATTAATATACCAGATACAATAATGACAACAGATGGTTTTACACCTCATAAATTTATTAATGGTTTTGTAAAAGATTGGAAAGATTTAAGAGATGATTGGCCGCCTGAAAGTTTATTTAAAAAAGAAGGACACCAAGAACCTAGAAAACATGGTCAAAGACAACATATTAGATTATTTTTTTGTTACACACCATGGAAAGATAGTCCATTATTTGACCAATATATGATAGAAAGAAATCAATTGCCTGATATATGGGACGATTTCGCACAAAAACTTTTATACAGTAAAGAATATGCAGATTGGATAAAAGAAACATTACAAATACCAGGTAATAATTTTAAATATAGACTTGATTGGCATATCGGAAAAAATGGACGAGATGTATCACCTCATGTTGATACTCCTGGTAAATTAGGCAGTCATCTTATTTACTTCATGCCAGACGGTTGGAACGATAGCTGTGGTGGTCAAACTGTATTCTACAAAGGCAAACTAGTAGAACAAATGAATCCAGAACCTAAAGATTTTGCACACAAACAACAATATAGAAATGATGGTAATACATCTTTACTATTTAAAAATACCGAAGATGGTTGGCATGGTGTAACCGAAGTAACTTCACAATTAAACAGACAGATTTTAAATTTAGTCATAATGAAAAAGGATAACTAATGCAAACATTAATTAGAATTTTAGATAAAGTAAAACAACTAGGCAAAGAATATCATTGTTTTCACCAAGAAATACCACCTACTGGTGCAGGTACAAGAAGATATATGTTATTTAAAATAATTGAACCCATTAATAATCCTAAAGAAGATTTTGGCAAACAAGAGTGGTTAAGTAAGCCATTACCAGCTTTAGAGTTTGAAACCTACATTGATAAACTCTTAAATGACAAGTAAAGAATCAGCACAATTATTTAAAAAGAACATTACCTCTGTTGAAATAGGTACGCATAACTATTGTAATAGAACTTGCACATTTTGTCCTTTATCGTTAGATAGTGTTAATAGACGAGATATGAAAAACACTATTTTTATGAAAGATGAAGTGTATGAAAATATTATGAAACAGTTAGCTTCTATTGATTTTGCTGGTCGTTTAGATTTTAGTAGGTATCACGAACCTACATCTCACAAAAAATATATCCTAGAAAAAATTAAGATTGCTAGAAGTTATTTACCAAATGCAGATATAAGTTTGAATACTAATTCAGATTATATGACTAAAGAATATCACCAACAATTACTAGAAGCTGGTGTTACTAACTTTGCTTTTCAAGCATACATGAGAAATGGCGCTACAGAGTTTAGTGAAGATGAGGTGTTTAAAAGAATTAATAAAATATGTGATAAATTAGGAGCACCAAGAATAAGTCCAAAAGACCACAAAAATAAAGAATGGATTGTATATAAACTACCAGATAGATTTAAAGGTAAAATACACGCAAGAAATTATTGGAACAATGGTGTAAACAGAGCCGGTACAGTTTTAGACAAAGATTATGTAAGAACAAAACCATGCTTTAGTATGAATAAAGGTGTGTACATAGACTATAATGGTAGTATGACGGCCTGTTGTGATATGTTAACACCTGAACTACATAGTAAATGGGAAGTCGGCAATTTAGAAAAAGAACCAGATTTATTTTTAAATTATACAAGTAAATTTTATACAGCGTTTAGAGATAGGATTACAAAAGCAGAATGGTATCCTAATTCACCTTGTTTAAAATGTAAAAGAGATGTTAGAGGAAAAGAAGCGAGATGAGTTGGTCAATACCAGAATGGGATAATCACTTTCATAAACAAATAAAAGGTGGTGAATATCAAAAAAAACAGAGAGATTTTGCATTAAGTTTTGTTACAGATTGGGATATAGCCATTGACATTGGTGCAAATATAGGATTTTGGACAAAACCTTTGTGTAAAGAATTTAGATTTGTTTGGGCATTTGAACCTGGTAGAGAAAATTGGGAACATTGTCATAAAAATTTAGAAGGTATAAAGAACTATCAATTAGAACAAGTTGCCTTATCTGATAAACAAGCTGAAAATGTAAGATTATATTCTACAAGTGATAGTTGTGGTGATTTAAGAATAACACCTGTAGATAATAAAATAAAAGAAGTTGTAGATACTGTTGATATGATGATGTTAGATAATTATTACCATGAACTCATGCCAAAGTATGCAGGCAAAGTTGGTTTTATAAAGATAGATGTACAACAACATGAAAAAGAAGTTTTACTTGGTGCAAAAAGAATATTAGAAGAACACAATCCGGTTCTTTGTATTGAAATGCCAACTAGAAATGATGAAGAAAGAACATATAAGAATGTATGTACAGAGATATTAAATGATTTTGGTTACTTTGAAAAAGGTAGAATGAAAAAAGAAACAATTTTTATAAAGGCTTAATATGTGTGCTATTCACGGTATATTTAAAAAAGATGTGAGTATGGTTATGAATATGGTGGCAAAATCACACCATAGAGGACCAGACGGCCGTGGAACTTGGCATGATGAGTTTGTAACACTTGGTCATAATCTATTATCTATTGTAGATGAGCCTACAGAATCAATACAACCTTGGAATCATAACAACTTAGTCGTAGTATTTAATGGTGAAATCTATAACTATAAAGAACTAGGTGCCGAGTTTGAACTAACAACAAATACAGATACCGAAGTTATTGCAAGAGGTGTTGAAAAATATGGTGACGCCTTTTTAGATAAATTAGATGGTATGTTTGGTCTTGCAATCTATTTTAAAAGAGAAAAAC